ACTTACTCCATCCATTTTACCATCATCAGCAGTATTATTAAGATGTCCTTTGTTAAGTTTTTCAGCAATGTCAAATAGAGGATGTGAACAAGTTCCATCTTCATTCAATCTAACCCCATGCTTTTTAAATGCCATTAATAAAGCACATAAAATAGGAGTAGTTGCCATAGTGTATGCTTTTTTATTCTTCCCTTTTTTAAAATTGCCCCCATTTACTGCATCTAAGGCAAGTAAAGCATCCTTAAATCTAAATGCTACCTCTTCTAAATCATAGGTGCTCATTGCCTTTGGACTTGTAAAAACAGTAGGATATAACTTATGTGCTGCATATTGTATTGCCATCACCTGTTTTAGCTTTGGATTTGTTAATTCAAATTCATTAACTTTACATGCACCATAATACTTATCCGCAGTCTTTTCAGTAGAAGAAGAATTATCAAAGTGGTCATAAAGATCACATAATTCCTTATAAGAAGAAATATAATAATAAGTTACATTGATTTCTTGTGGTAAATGATCACACCAATTTCCTTTACCTTCATCATACTCATTAATCCAAATCACTCTACGGGTATGTCCATCTATTAGAAAAACTGTTCCTTTTTTATATACTTTTCCAGTTTTCTCATGAATAATATCTTCAGTGGCAATTGCAGCAATAACATCACAATGTTCTGCAAGTAGTTTCTTAAATTTTCTACGAACTTTTGGTTGCTGAGATCTCATGACCTCATCTCTGTTCTTAGGACATCTAATCAACTTAAAAAAGTCTTCAAGAGTTAATACGCCTAGTTTTTTCTTAAACTTTTTAAAACTTCTACGCTGTGCTCGATTTTGAAGCAAAGGGGTTATATTTGTCATATTCAAATTAATAACGAAGATTAATAAAGATTTTTTTTGTGCTAATTAAATTATACCATACTTGTCAACCCCCTTCAAGTTCGCATCCAATTCGACTACCAAGAACTACACCTAGTGGTATTGCCCACCAACGTCCATCTCCTCTGGACATTGCCGCAGCAGCACCTCCTCCTAATAAACCACCAGCAATTTTACCATCACTACAATCATTGCTATCATACTCTATTGTTGTTTTACGGGTATATCCACCTCTTCTTAAAGAATCTGAACTATGTGTGCATGGAACTTCAATAGTTTCGTGAAAAGATTGCACATAACCAGGACTATCTGAATTTCCTGGTATATACTCTTCTCTATACTCTGTCTTAAAACAATTACGACTGGTAGAGTACCCTGCTTGATAATCATCAGCAAGAGCAGAAACAGGAGTTAATGCCAGTAATGTAGCGAGTGCTATTTTCATTTAATTTTTATCTGTCCTATTACTATATCACATTTAAAACTATCTGGCGATAGGTTGTGCCAAATGTTCAAGTGATTCCATCCTCACAAAGGAACCATCCATATTATAATAAAGTTTATAATTTTCTGTTGTAACGTAATGACCCATTATATCACTCCCATCACAATGATAACCATAAGACTCAACCTTCTCCTCTATACCATCTATTCTCATTTTCTTACTACCATCTAAGTAGGATAGGTATCGCTCGTCTAGATTAATCATAGTTCTATGGTGGTGTGTGAGGAGATTCTAACATAGTTATATGATTTATCTATAAATTTTATATTGTCTTTATAGTCTCGCAATCATTCGTCACTATTATTCAGGTGAGATTCAATAACATCTTGTAATTTCTCAAACTGCTTAAGATGATCTATATCATATAATAATTTAGATAATTGAGTTACAACCAAAGGATTTTCACAAGTAGCAGCAGTTTTAATTGCTGACCTAATACATCCCTCTGCTTCAAGAAGGTAGTCAAGAGTTTTTTCAGATAGTGCCATAATTAATAACGTGGTGGAATTTTGTGGTAATCGGTGGGAGTATATTCATAACCATATTTCTCTAAGTATTCTTCAAACAATTCATCGGGAACTTTGCCTTCCCAATATTCTTTTTCACTATACTCCTTCTTCATTTAGTTCATTCTCCTTTCGTGCTTGTTTCTCTTGTTTGAGTCGTTTTTTAACTTGTTTAGCATAATATACATCTTGTTCACTATACCAGTCTGGATGCTTTTTGGCAAGTTTAATAATCTTCTTTGCTGCTTTTTTGTCTGATAAATTGGACATTAACCATAATAATCTACGTCTGAGATAATATTTAGTATAGATTTTCCTCCTGTTCCGTAAGCAATGTAAGAGTATCAGATGTAGGATATGCCACGCAAGTTAATACATAACCTTCCTCTATCTGCTCATCATCAAGAAATGATTGTTCCTCTTGATTCACAGTTCCCTCTACAAGTTTCATTGCACATGATGAACAAGCACCTGATCTACATGATGATTGATGATCTAAACCCTCCTCTTCTAGTGCATCTAAAATTGTAGTATCTTCATCACATTCAAATGTTTCTGTTGATCCATCAGGTGACTGTAAAGTGATAGTTGCCATTGTGATCTTCTATACAAACTATTATTATATAGATGCTATTTCATCTAAGGTGAAGATACTTTTAAGTTCTAATCCTGACGATTTCATAGCGGTGTCTGCTTCACCGATATTACACTTTTCACAAGGTTGTTGTCGATCTACAATAGCAACGACAGTATTCACGACATAACCAGCATCACGTAATTTTTCTACTGCTTTAATAGCAGAACCACCAGTTGTAATTACATCTTCTAATACTGTGATAGCAGTTCCTTTGGGTGGTAGTAATCCCTCTATCCATGCCTGTGTACCATGTCCTTTTGCCTCTTTCCTTACGATAAGACCATTAACTAATCTACTATCAAGAGCAGATACTAATGATACTCCACTTACCAAAGGATCAGCACCTAATGTAAGACCAGCAACATAGGATGTTTTCACCTCTTGTAACATTAATAAACTAGCAAGAGTAAGACCTCTACCACTTAATGTAACTGGTTTACAATTCACATAATGCTCACTCTTTTTTCCTGATGATAAAGTATATTCACCCTTTTTGTAAGCATCTTTCTTCAAGAGTTCTAACAGTTCATCCCTCATTTGTTTCTTGCATCGCTAATAGTGTGGTGTAAGGTATCCATGCGGGTTCTTCGTCCTTAAATTGCACCTGCACTTCAGTTATATTTTTTTGCAACCATCTTGAATAACTTTCTCTTACCATCTTTACAGGACTAAGAGGATTTTTCATTTGCTCCATAGCATCTGTGTTATATATCATGATTTTTTCTCCTTAATATCATATTCAATCACTATTTTTTTAGACTTACGACCTGTGCTATCAAATGTAGTCAACCTTTGAATAGTTCCACCTAATTTCTCAGTGATACCATTAAGTTCTTCGATTAATTTACTATCACTCACCATTAAACCTCTTTTTTTACAGTATAAAACCCACTCAACTAAAAGTCAAGTGGGTTATTGATTATTATGTTTTGATTTATTTAAGGTGGATGGGAATGAATTAACATTTTATTTAAATCTAAGATTTACTTAATTTAAAATAAAAACCTCCTTACATATACGTTTACAAACTGATTGACTATCATCACATTCGATTAAACACTCGTAATAGTCTGCGATTACATCATTATCGGGACTGAAAGTTTGTTCTCCTGCTAATTGATTGTATGAAATTAAGTTGTGCATTAATCTTCTCCATAAAGTTACTCATAATATACACTTTTAATGCATTTGTTTCTCCGTATTGTACCTTTCGGTGACTACTAATATTTATAACATATTTGTGTTTATTTCACAACTTATCGCAACAAAAATTTATGCCTAATATTCTCTCTTGTCTGTATAATAATCACCCAACGCTCCACTCATGAGAGTCTCACTTATGTCGCCATTTGGCGTTTCAATGGTAGGTTCTACATGATTATTCTTCTTACCAAATTCTAATGGTGGAGTATGTGGATTAGGCATTTTCTGAACTATCTCTATCACCTGTTCTCTTATTTCCATAAGTTCATGAAAACATTTTTGATTATGAGCACAACTTCTTAGATGATGATCGGGTTTATGTACCGATTCAAGAAACAAAGTTTTTCCCCGATCCCATTTCTCTTGTTTAGTTTCATTTTCATCCAGAGATTTCTGATCCTTCATTTAATTCACATTCAGTAGTTTCTTTAAGTAGCATTTCAACTATTTCTGTTTTAGTCTCAGATGACAAATACCTATCAGAACGAACAGTATCTATGATACCCTGAACATCAGAGCATGGAATCATCGTAGCAATAAGAACAGCAAACATTGCAATATCCATTATTACACCTATTTAATCAAGTAATAATTTCCCAATCATCATCTCCACTTTCACGAAGTGCGAATGTATGACGATTGTTAATAGATTCAAGATAAACTTTACCATCCTTTCTTCCAATCACTCTACATGAATGTAATTTATACATGGAGTTCTCGAAAATGTCTTGTGCATAGTCCGTTCTTGGTTTAACACAAATAAACTCAGTTTTAATTGCTGTTTTCATCATTATAAAGAAAGATTAGAATTTGTCAAATAGGAAGTGTATTTTTTATACAGCACCTCTTCCATCTGTAGTGCCTCCTTCTCCCAAGGTTGATTATCATAATCAGTCTCAGAGTGGTCTATGCCTTTCCAAAGACGTTTATTATGTTTATCTTTAAGAGTACCCTTTACGTGTTGTAAAACGTGCCACAGTTCATGTAAGAGAGTTTTAGTGTACTCCTCTGGATTCATACGATTATGAATCTCCACCTCAAATTCACGAGGTCTATACTGTGCATCAGTAGCCCATGTCCAACCAAATACACCTTCTCTCAAAAGACCTTTGTGATCAATATGGAGTTGGAACTTGTGACGAGGAAGGTATTCATTCACGAACCACTGAGCGATTCGTTCACACCTTCTTTCACTATAATTGTACCCTGAATGACTAAGAAAGAACATAATTTATAAAAGAATGTGTTAAACGAACACCCCAATTCATCATCCACATAAATGATGCGATAAATAAGAGTTTTTCTGATGATGTTAAATTCACTGAATCATTGCGACATATACATTATAAAACCCCATCCTTTCGGACAGGGTTTTTGTGTACCAGTTTGTTAAGTGTCTATTTTATTATGAATTCGCTAAGGAAATAGTTCCAGTTCCTGCGGTAAATCTATAAGCAAGTTTACCACCTGGAATTGTACGTGCATCAGGAGCCATGGTTAATGTAGGAGTTGATGAAAATCCATGAGCATCAGGAACGATTAAAATAACCACTCCAGGTCCACCATCACCACCACTACGATTATATGTCAGAGGTTGTCCATTACCTGGATTGTTATTACCAGCACCTCCTCCACCACCGCCACCAGTATTAGCGACTCCATCTTGAGCTAGCAACCAAACATTAGTTGGGTTAGGGCTACCTCCACCACCTCCATTACCTCCTCCATTTTGGTGAGGACTTACTGTATCACCTCCTAAACCAATAGCAACGTTGTCAGCGTCAACACCTCCACCACCGCCACCAAGAAGGTAACCCAAATTTATATTACCCGCTTCTGTCCCCAAATAAAGTCCTGCACCACCAGGGCCAGCACCTGATCCAGTACCTAGATTACCAGCACCACCTTGACCGCCACCACCAGGTGATGTTTGACCTTGTTGACTTGTGCCACCTCCAGGATTACCCTGTTTTTCTGGTGCTGGAAGACCTGGTGCGGGTGTACCCCTACCATGAGTAGGATCTGAAGGAGTTACGGTGGTATTTCTTCTTGAACCACCACCTGATCCACCAGGTTTTCCAACCGTCGTGGGTCCACCACCACCACCGCCACCACCACCTATGGTGGTAATAGTTTGATAAGGATTAGTAAAGACACTGTTACTTCCATTTACACCAGCATTACCTGGAGTATCGGGTGTATTATTACCACCAAGACCACCAGCACCAACAGTGACAGTAAAAGTGTCGTCTTTCGTTATCTCACCAGGAGTAGTACCTGTCAGATATCCACCAGCACCACCACCTCCTCCAGCGTCATAACCACCACCACCGCCGCCAGCAATAACAAACCATTGAATAGGAGTGGGTGATATTGGTGCTGTTCCACCAACAGCACCTCCTCCACCAGTGCCTAATAACCCTTGAAGGGGTCTTTGTTTGATGTGCCAACCACCAGCTTTTCCACTAAATCCAGTCATTCTTTAATCTCCGTATTAAGCATAGTTATTAACACTTACCAATACCAAATAATCTGAATTTGGTGTGCCAGTAGAAGCAACACGAGTTATATTAATATTAGTAATTGTATAACTACTTGCTGCTCCACTTGCTCCTGAAGGTGTAGATCCACCCAACCACTCTTCTGTTACAGCAGCACCATCAATCGTTACTGCATTAATATATTCTGAGTTATTTGGTTGACTAATTACACTAACCGCAAGATTCTCACCTACCTTCATATAGGAACTTAAATTATTTCCTCCCTTATATTTGATGGCAGCAGTGGATGCTCCTGATCCATTCGACATAAAGTAGTGAACATTACCTTGTGCAAGATCAATACTACCACTAGTAACATTAGTTGCTTGAAGGGATGCCTTCTCTACTAATACACCACTAAATCTATTTTGTGTTGCTCCATCAGTTACACCCAGAATAGTAGAAGTAGTACCTACACCAACGGTAGCACCACTAGCAGTTCCACCAGTTGCAACTCCAATGAATTGAGTAGCAGTGGCATTTCCCGTTATGGTAATTCCCGCACTGGTTGTCTCAAATTTCTTTGATGCATCATAGTACAGATTTACACTTGAATTACCTTCAGCGTATACCAGATTTTCACCAGTGCTACTTTGTATATAAACACGATCTGATTTAATATATTGTCTACCTGATGAATCATCTATGTATGAATAAGTACCATTATAGACTTTCAACTCCCCCGAATTACCAAATCTTGCGTGTACGTCATCTGCTAGTGTTAATCCAGTACCAACCGTAGTGATACCTGCGAATATTACATTACCTCCCGAAGATATAGTTCCACCAACACCAGCAGCACCTACTTCCAGTCCACCTCGTGCCGTTACAATACCAACTGAATCTACGTTAGTTACATCTTCATAAGTAAGAACCCCAGTGAATGTAGCAGCAACACCAGTTATATTATTGACGGTTATATCAGGAGTACCCGTTAATCCTGTTGCAGCAGGTAAACTGGTAAGATTAGCACCACTTCCAGAAAAACTAGTAGCAGTTACAACCCCAGTGACATTTACCCCCTTATTAAAGGCAACGTTCCCTGTGCCAGTCTCCGATACAATACTATTTACTCTAATTTCTGACATGAGTTACTAAGTTCCTTTCTATACTTTATTTATCAAAATACACTGAGCACATTCATAATCAAAGTGGTTCCAGCTCCTACATGGAAAGTAGCACCAGTTCCTACGTCAATCCTATTTAGTTTAGTGAAAGCTATACCCCCTCCACCTACACCACTCTCAACTGAAACAGAAGTACCAGCAGCAACAATATCCTGTCTAGTTGTAGTGAATATTCTACTAAGAACACCAGTATCATCTGAGTCAATAGCAGTACCTAAACCACCACCACCTCCACCACTACCTGATATGCTAATGTCAATGGAACCATTTCCTCTATCAACAACAGTGTTACCACTACCTACAAAATTAAGAGTTTGTACAGTAGAAGCAATACTTACACCAGCAGATTGAATACCAATATGGAATCCATCAGTAGCAGTAACAACACCTACAACATCTAAGGCAGTAACAGGAGCCGTAGATCCTATACCAACTCTACTGGTATTAGGATCACCAGTTATTAGATTTTCATTACCTAAATTTCCTAAATTTCTGGCTCTTGACATTATGAATACTTTCTAGTTATTTATCATTATCTATTTATAGACTGGTGCTCTGGTAATTCTGGTAATAAATCAAAAACAACAACAGTTCTTTGCTTTCTTGTCTTATTAGGATTCACATAATGTAATGCCCAAGATGGAGCAATAACAACTGTTCCCTCGTTCACATTAGAGGGAGTTGCTAATGAAGTTGTATCACTTCTAGGATCATTCCAAGGTGCTACAAAACAAGTAGGAGTATGAACTTTTGGATCATACTCCACATATAATATTCCAGAGAATCCCCATCCTCGATGATTATGAACCGTCTGTTGATCTCCTTTTTGATATTTAACTGCCCATGCATCACTTACACTACAACTAACCTGAGCTTCTTGACAAAACTCAAGTAGTTCAGGTTGTAAGAATTGTTCCATATAACGAACATATGATTTCTTGCATGTTTGTCTATCCGTCTCAAAAGTTTGAAGTTCAGTTCTTACAAACTTACTCTTATTAATTCTACTCAGGAGTCCTCTCTTTTTAAACTCCCAATCCTTTATTTCATATCGATAAGAGGGAAATTCAAAAAGTGGTGCTTTCATCGTGATCTATCCCATGCACAATGTGCTCTTTGACCATCTTGTAAAACATAATGAAAGAAGATTTGATGATAATAATACTCAATATTTTCTTCTTTACCAAATATTTTCTTTTTCTTAGGTGGAGTAGGCATTGCATCACGCCAATGAGGACGATCACATCCACTGTATATTATACCATCACCAGGATTAAGAACAAGAGCACGTTCTTCACCAGGAACTAATATAGTATCCTTTTTCTTTTTATCTGTATAAGTATCAGGGGTTTTGATTTTAAATTCCCAATCCTTTAAATCATCAGGAAGATTAGTACTAATATGAATACTCACAGAGATCTCACATGCATCTCTATCTGCATGTTTAGTTAATTCTTGACCAGAAAAATAATATCTATCATAATAATAGGTATTATAAAGTTTCCTACCAAGAATTTTCTCTAATTTCTTACGAACCCCACTATGAATCGTTCTATACTGTGGATGCCAATAACGTGCAACTGAACCTTCTACTTGATTTTCAATGGGAGCATGATTAAAGTGTGTAGGATCTTTATCCCAGTAATTTAATTGCCCACGTATTTCAGGAACAGGATGATAAAGTTCTTCTTTATCCCATAAATCTTTTACTACCAAATACCCATTCTTATCAAATTCTTTGTTTTTTGTCCATGCAGTTCCAGTATTGTGTTTCTCTTGAAACATTAACTGCGTTTCAGTCATTGCCTCTGCCATAATAATCTCCTATTTCCAACGTGGTCCAACAGTCCATCCAACCAAGGATTTCCTTACTCCCTTTGTTACTTTAAGAACTCTATGTTGTGTACGTGAATCAAATAGAGTAATACAACCCCTTTGACGAGGAACAACATAGGCATTTCCTGCTTCATCCATCAACTGTACATTTCCACCTTCATAATCATCAGGATCAGATAATTGCATAGCAAAGGATAGTTTCCTTACTAATTCAAGATTCTCATTCATATAATCTTGTGCTCTACCGTCTCCATGATTACCAACAGTCACAGGTTTATATTGATTGGCAAGACCAGCATCATTGTGCCATCCATAGAATTGCCCTTCACCATATCGAGTGTATTGCATTGACTCTCCATCAATACATCTTAAATCATATAAAAAGTTCTCTCTATTTGCTCTCTGTATATAATGCCATATTAATCCACCTACCCAATGAGTAGTTGGAACCCATGCATTTTGAGAATTTCTTTTCTCTTTATTCAGTGCATCTCCATGTAATTTAGAGTCCTGCATCTGTGGATCAAATTTTTCTGCTAGATCCTCTTCTATTAAATCTACGACCTTCTCAGGAAGATCGGTAAAATACCATATACTCTGATATGCCATAAACCTATGATGTATTCAGTAATATTATATAGCAGGTATTTTATATTGTCAATTATTAAATTTAATTGTTATGCTTCATAGCGAATTAAAACAGTGCCAGATCCACCTGGTTTACCAGCATATCTATCAGATGGACTTCCCCATGCTCCTCCTCCACCACCACTTCCAGTGTTAGCAGTTCCAGCACTTGCATTACGGGAGTAAGGGTCAGACTCTCCTGCAGCTGCTCCTTCTCCACCACCACCTGTTCCACCACGAGTTAGACCTCTTTTACCACCGCCACCACCGCCACCAGCAAAGTATCCACTTACACCAAATGCAGTTGGAATCCAAGGAAGAGTTTTACCAGCACCACCAGCACCAAGATAAGGATGAGATTTATCTGTTGGACTTGGAAAACTATAAGGTAACGGACTTCCTATGGGAATATCTGCTGCTGCTGCACCAGCACCACCACCACCACCAGAATTGGCACTCATATATCCACCCGTTGGGGGTGTTGGTCCAGGATAATCACTACTACCACCATATCCTCCAGGATTTCCAAGAGCACCAGAACCACCTATAACAGCAGGAAATGGTGATTTAGCTCCAGTTCCACCACCTGATCCTGCTGTGGCAGGTGCTGAACCAGGCGAAGGATGTGGTTGTCCAGGAGTGCTTGCTTTATTACCACCAGAACCACCACCTCCTGCCACCACAGGTGTTCCAGTTGGAATAGTCATTACAGAAGGATTACCAGAAATACCTGGTCCATCAGGGGCATTTGTACCTCCACCAGCTCCAATGGTTATAGGATAAGTAAGTGGTCCTTCTATCTCTGCTGATCCAGGATTAAATGCACCAGCACCTCCACCACCACCCATGTCGCTTCCACCGCCACCACCGCCACCGATGACAACATATTTTATCTCACCCGCACCTTCCGTTACTACAAAAGAACCAGAGGAAGTAAATTGATGATAAACGTACCCATCACCAGGTGTAGATTTTGTTCCACCTGTTGCCTGTATGGGGGTTGCTCCCACAGTTCCAAGAAGCATTTGTTGAATACCCATTAACTTAGTCCTGCTCCAGATATATATGCTACACTAGCAGACTCGAACCATATGGTACAAACCCCTCTGGCTCCCAGAGTTCTAGAAGTAACTGTTGTTCCATCAGCTGAATTATACATCGTTAAAGCACTACATGTAATTGTCTGACCTGAACCACTCTTATTAATCAGAGTGACAGCATCACCTGCTGCTAGGACTCCAGTAGGCACTACCCAACCACCAGTAGTTGTTGACACAACTTTACCTGCGTCATCTGCGGTTAATGTAGCTTGACTTGTTTCATCTCTAGCAGGAATAGCTCTCTCGCCAATGAGTATAACTCCTCCCATTGAACTATGATTTGTACATTGGTAGTACAGTTGATTTGGTGCATCAAACGGAACATCAAATTCTATATCACCCGATGCTGCACCATTATTTGTGACACCTGTGCTATATGCTGAACCACCATTTGAAACACGAATTTGGAATGGATGACCACCACCTGAATTGTTTCTAAAGACGTATTTCTGACCTCTTTGAAGTTCTATCTGAGGATCATCAGCAGCACTAAGATTACCAGGTCCAGTGAAAGTATAATGACTACTACCATTAG